AGCAATAGAAATAGAAGACGAGTTTTTGACCCATTGTGAAAACTGCACTAAGTTAATGAATTCAAGCTGGCTTTCAGAAGGCCGTGAAATTTATGTGGATTTTGTTTGTCAAACTTGGCGACAAGCGGCCAAAAAAGGTGAAAAATGAGCATCGAAGCAATGACTATCTGCCTAAACCATTCACGTGCCAAAGGCACAGCAAAAGTTGTTCTTTTGGGCATAGCAAACCACATCAACCCCGACAACGACGGCGCTTGGCCAAGTCAAGAACGCCTGGCTGCTTATGCAAATGTTTCGGTGCGATCGGTGCGCGAAGCAACTCAGCAACTTATTGACTTGGGCGAAATAACCGTGCAGGTTGCCGGCGGTCAGTCCAAGACTCAATACAAGACAAATCTCTACTTTTTGAACCTGCAATGCCCAAACAATTGCGACCGAACCAGCGCTCACCGAGAGGCTGAAAACAGGGCGGAAGTTTCTGCAACAGACACCGACAGGGCGGAAGTTTTTGACAATCAGGGCGGAACTTTAGCGCAATCAGGGCGGAACTTTAGCGCAATCAGGGCGGAAGCAGACTTCCGACTAACCGTAATAGAACCTTTAAGAGAACCGTTAGTTAAAACAAATGGCGATTCTACGAATCAGCCAAGTCTGATTGAAAGCCAATTCAAAGAGTTCTATAAAATCTACCCACGTAAAGAGAAGCCACTAGAAGCAAAGCGGGCATTCATCAGCGCTCTAAAAGTTGTTGATTACGAAACATTGCTTAAGGCTGTTCTTCGATTCGCATCAGACCCTAACTTGCCAACGGCCAAGCAGTTCATACCCCACCCATCAACTTGGCTAAATGCTGGCGAGTGGGAGAGCGAACCCCTGCCTGAGCGAGTGCAAACTATTCAACAGCAAAAACTTTGGCGTGATAAAAAGCTTGACGCTCAAGCCGAAGCAAGCCGTGAGTCTGCCAGGCTCGCAATAGCTGAAGCGGCCGAAGCTAAAGCCTACGCAAAAGCCAACCCTGCGCCTCGCTGTCAACACAACCGAATTGCCGTAATTTGTGACACTTGCAATCGAAAATCAACTACACTAAAAACACAACAGCTGGAGGGCTAAAAAATGGATGCAAAAACTTTTGTTGAAGCGCTAATCAAAACCGATGACGCTCGCAGTCGATCTAAACAAACCGCTATCGGCGTGAGTCAGCTTGGCGGGTGTCGCCGTAAAGTGTGGCACCAGATTCAAGGACACGCTGGCACAAACCCAACTCTGCGCCTTGCTTCAATCATGGGCACAGCGATTCACGAAGCTATCGAGAACAGTCTGAGCAATCATGTGACGGCGCTTTATGAACACCGCGTGGAGATTGAAGGCTATCCACCGGCAACGATTGACTTCTACGACCCAGAGTCGAAGGCTGTTTGGGATTGGAAAACCATCACGCTCAAGAACGTTCCCTATTTTCAGTCACAACAGAAGAAGTGGCAGGTCATGGTTTATGCCTACCTGCTCACCCTTGACGGCTTCGAAGTTGAAACTGTGAACCTTTTGGGCATTCCTCGCGACGGCAATGAGAACGACCTAATCACTTGGTCAATGCCTTATGACGAGTCAGTCGCTTTAGAAGCCCTAGCCTGGCTGAAGGATGTCGAGTCACGCACGGAAGCCCCAGCGCCCGAAATGTCAGGCGTGTTTTGCCGTGACTACTGCCCTTTCTTCGGTGATCTGTGCGGTGGTATCCCAAAAGACTTTTCAGGTGAACCGATTGCTGACGCGCTCGCAACTCAGGCCGCCGCCGATTACATTCGCATAAACGAAGAAATCAAACAGCTTGAGAAGCTGAAGGATGCGGCTAAAGCACAGCTTGAAGGTGTCGAAGGCATTACCTTTGACGGCGTAAAGATTTCGTGGTCGTCACTGAAAGGCCGCGAAACACCAGACACAACCGAGATTGAAAAACTACTCGGTTTTGTTCCAATGAAAACAGGCGCACCAAGTGTTCGCCTCAATGTGAAGGGTTAGTAATGCAAGACATTGACCGCCTATTTCCAAGGGCTATCAAAGCAATACCAGATGACCGAATGTCGCACCGGCGCGAAGTTGTTGAGTATGTGCCTAGCGCGTTAGACATATTCGCTGAAACCGCTCAAGACTATTACGACGACGCGGCTTGCCTACTTGTCAAAAAGCAAGCTGACTATGGGTCGAAGAACATTAGCAACGCCCCAGGCGGGCCACTCAATGGGCTTCGCGTAAGAATGTCTGACAAGCTCGCACGAATCAATCACCTTATCGACTCAGACGCTACGCCTGAAAATGAGAGTTTGCGTGATTCGTTTATCGACTTGGCCAACTATTCCATTATTGCGCTGATGGTGCTTGACGGTGTGTGGCCTAATGAGTGAGCTTGACTGGGAAAAACAAAACGCTAAAGAGGGCATTGCGCCTAATGCCGAACGCGTAAAACGCCAGCGAATTCGACGCTCTAATCGAGAGCGCCCTGTTTCGCTTGATACTTTGCACGCTATGAGCAAACCCTCAAAGCTAACCGAGAAACAGCTGGCCGCGCTTGCCAAGTCTGAGAAAGTTCGCGCCCGTTTAGACGCTGAGCGCGCAGCCAAGAGAGCAGCCAAGGGGATAACTAATGAGTAAAAACTATTTTGATATCATCAAGCATTACTGGGACAAGCCCGCTGTAACCGAGCCGTTACACTCACAAGTGTCACCGAACGCACACACAGCAGATTTGCTCACCCGCGCCCGTTATCGTGCCGAAGGAACTCAAACAGAGCGTGAACGCATTATCAAATTGCTAGAAAAACATAGCATTTCTGAATGGTGTGGGTTTGCTGATTGCCCTGCCCCATTCCCAGTCGCACATTTAGCCCAAGTTATCAAAGGGGAACAGAAGTGAGCAAGCCAATAATACTTGTACGAACAGGTGAACATCTGTGGACTTGCCAAGAGTGCGGCATCTCATTTTCTAAGGATTTTATAGACCTCGACCCCAAGCGCGTTTACCAACTTCACGAAGTCGAACACGCAAAGGCTCTTATCAAAAGGGAACAGAAGTGAGTTGGGAGGAAGCAGTTCGCAAACTATTTCAGAAACACCCGAGAGCTATGTCGGCAAACACAGTCATTGAAGCCATCAAAGAGAACCATTGTGACGCTCAACTGCGAGCCGAAGGCAGGATTGCAGAGCGTGAACGCATTATCAAAGTGCTAGAAGAACATCCACCACAAACAGAAACGCAACCAAACGCTCACACAGCACCGCTCCCAGTCCGAGCACGCTACCGCGCCGAGGGCCGAGTTTACGAGCGTGAAGCAATCGCTCAACAGCTCAAGAACCTGCCAGCCGACGCGTTGTTTTATCCTGAGAACATACTCAAAATACTAAAACTTTACTAGACTGCTTGCGTGAGTAAAAAACGCGAACTAGACCGTCGAGCCAAAGCGAAGCTAAACAAAGCTGCGCTGAAACTTGTGCAATCGCTCACACCAGAGCAACGCGCAGATTTGGCTAGGCGACTCAATGCCAAAGATTGAAATGACTTTGCCGTTCAAGGCACTCCCGCAAGGCTCTAAAACGGCGTTCGTTGTCAAAGGGCGAGCAGTTCTCACGGAGGCTCATAAAGGGCTAATCCCTTACCGCAAAACTGTGAGTGCTTGGATTCGGGATAACGCTGTAACTTCGAGTTGGATACCGCCACGCAAAGACATTCCCTTGACGGTGGACTTGGTGTTTACTTTTGAACGACCTAAGTCTGTCAAGCGAGTTTTTCACACAGTCAAACCGGACATAGACAAACTCACCAGGTTTACCTTAGACGCTATCGTGCAGTCAGACCTCATCGAAGATGACAATCAGATTCACTCAATCTCAGCGCTGAAAGTTTACGGTGAGCGCGACTCAATCTGTTTCAAAATAAGTCATGAGTAACGCGCCAACTTGGGAGGGTGCAAAGTGTGCCGATCCGTGGATTGACCCTGAAACCTTTTTTGCGGTCAGTCTTATCGACGCGGCCAAAGCAATTTGCAAACCCTGCCTACTAAAAACCGCTTGCCTCGAATACGCCCTCGAAAACAACTATGAAGGCGTTTGGGGTGGCACGACAGATGATGACCGCAATACTATAAAAAACACGCAAGAAGCGTTAGAATAGAAACACAACGAGCCTGGAAGGGGCTAGACAAATGGCACGACTAACAATTGACAACGGCACAGCAACCCGCATTTTCTTCAACGGCAAAGGTGTGGAAGTCACCGAGCAGTTCAAAGACAAATCGGGCGACATTCAAAAGCGCACCTACACCGCTTGGTTTCAAGAGCCGGTCGAGTTTGACCTTGGCACAACAGGCAAGTTTTCGGGCTTGCTCGCAGTGAAGATTCGTGATTGGACTGATTCAGCGGGCAACCCCGTCATTAGCAAAGCCACAGGCAAGCAAGGGCAGAGCGCAGACATCAGCATCAACAACACAACGTTTACCTCGGCGAGTGCAGAACCACGCAAGAGCGCTAAACCTGAAACTTCAATCGGTGGTTGGGGCAACCCTGCGGCCGCAATCTCAGGTGACGAGCCGTTCTAATGAACATCGAAGTTAGGCGCATTGCCGATCTAACCGCCGACCCTGAAAACGCTCGCACACACGACAAAAAAAACCTTGACGCTATCGCTTCAAGCCTTGAGAAGTTTGGTCAGCGCAAACCAATAGTCGTGATGCCCACGGGAGTAATCCTCGCAGGAAACGGAACATGGGCAGCTGCTAAACAGCTTGGCTGGACAGACATTCAAGTGAGCGTCGTTCCTGCCGACTGGGATTACGCAACCGCCAAAGCCTACGCCCTTGCAGATAACCGCACCGCTGAACTTGCCGAGTGGGATACAAGCGTTCTCGCTAGTCAACTAATCGAACTTGACGCTGAAGGTTGGGAAGCTAAAGACCTCGGCTTTGACGCTGACCTAACCCCGCCAACAGACCCTGAACCGTTGCCTGTGCGCGAACCTAAAACACACGTTTGCCAGGCTTGCGGGGAAATCATCGCTTGTGTCTAGCGAAACTCTCACCTGCGCTCGCTGTGGAATAGTCCACACAACAAAACTCAACACATACCAAAAACGCCTTGAACGCAACGACAAAAATCCAACCTTTTGCCGAGACTGCTGGAGCTACCCGAAAAACTACAACGTTGACGATTTGTGGCAGTTTGTGGTTACAGCCCTACGCCTCAGCGCTCGTTGATTTACACTTAAAACATGAGTGAGTTAAAACAAGGGCACAAAAGAGGCAGGCCTAAAGGTTCGCCGCCCAGCCCCGTCACACTCGCAAAAGAAGCTGAAGTGGTCAAGTTGCGCCGAGGTGGTTTGACTTGGGATTTGATAGGCGAACGCGTAGGGCTTTCAACTCAAGGTGCTTTTTATGCTTATGAACGCGCCCTGAAAAGAGTTGTCAAAGAAGATGTTGACGCAATCCGGCAAGTTGAAACCGAGCGCTTAGACCTTGCACAGTCGGCTATTTGGGGCAAAGTGTTACAAGGCGACAACGCTAGTATTCAAAACTTGCTCCGCATTATGGAGCGTCGAGCTAAACTGCTCGGCTTAGACCAACCGACACGCATACAGGCCGAGGTGATTACCTATGACGCAAACAGCATTGAAGCAAGACTTGCCAGCATTATCGCCCACAGATCGGATAGCAGCACGCCGTTACGAATGGCAGGAACTGCAAGCGAGACCGACACAGCTACCGCCAGCGAATAACGACTGGTCAACTTTTTTAGCCCTCGCCGGTCGAGGCTTTGGCAAAACACGCCTCGCCGCTGAATGGTTAGCTTGGCAAGCAACACTCAAACCTGGCACACGTTGGGCGATTGTTGCGCCAACCTTTGCTGACGCGCGAGACACTTGCGCTGAAGGCCCTTCCGGTGTTGTTTCAATTCTCAAAGAGTATGGCGTGTTAGAAACTTACAACCGCTCTATGGGCGAGATAGTCCTAAACAACAAAAGCCGTATCAAACTTTTTTCAGGTGAAGAACCTGACCGACTTCGAGGCCCTAACTTTCACGGCGGTTGGTTTGACGAGTTAGCCGCGTTCACTTACCCTGACGCATGGAATCAGTATCAGTTTGCGCTTCGCTTAGGTGAACACCCGCAAACGGTGGTCACAACAACTCCACGGCCGACAAAGCTAATCAAAGACTTACTAACTCGTGACGCTGTAACGGTGGTGCGCGGATCAACCTTTGAGAACGCCGCCAACCTTGCGCCTAGTGCGCTCGCCGAACTTAGGTTGCGCTATGAAGGCACACGCCTCGGCAGGCAAGAACTCTATGGTGAGGTCGTAGCGGACTCTGAAGGCGCTTTGTGGAATCGTGACCAGCTCGAACAGGCTAGGGTCAGCGAAGCCCCGCCACTTGCTCGAATCGTTGTCGCTATTGACCCCGCTGTGACTTCAGGGGAAACCTCAGACGAAACAGGCATTGTTGTTGCAGGGGTTAGCAATGACGGTCAGTATTACATTCTCGAAGATTTGACACATAGAGCAAGCCCTGACGCTTGGGCAAGAGTCGCAGTCGAGGCATATCATCGCTGGGGCGCAGACCGGATTGTTGCTGAAACAAATAACGGTGGCGACATGATAGAGATTTTGCTCAGACAAGTTGACTCAAGCGTTAGTTTCCGCAAAGTCACAGCAACGCGTGGCAAGGTTATGCGCGCCGAACCTATCGCCTCACTATCGGAACAGTTTCGCCTTCACCTAGTCGGCGGGTTTTCGAAACTCGAAGACCAGATGTGCAACTATTCGATAGACAGCAAAGACAGCCCTGACGCTCTTGACGCTATGGTTTGGGCGGTCACAGACCTCATGAACTCGCAGTCTAGTATTATGGGGTTAGCTGCCTTAGCAAAGTTTTGCCCCGCTTGTCGTATGCCAGCCCCGCAAAGGGCAACGGCTTGCCCAAGTTGTGGCCACGATTTAGGAGAACAATGAGCGTCACCATTCCCTCGTCAGTTGTTATAGACCAAGGCGCAGACTTTTATTTGAACGTCACATGGCTAGACCCCAACAGCAACCCTTACAATCTGACAGGTTACACAGCGACCTTCACGCTACGCCAAGATTTTGGCAAACCGATTATTTGGACACTCACCGAAAGCTCCGGACTTACTTTGGGCGGGTCAGCTGGCACGATTGTAATCCACGCAACCAGCACACAAACCTCACAGCCTGAAGGGTCGTATGTGGCAGAGCTTATGGTGAACTCAGGTTCAGCTAAAACTTCTCTTATCAAAGGTCACGTTTTGTTGAAAGCGAAGGTTGCCCCGTAATGGCCGACTCGATTATTGTTCAACCGATTGTTCCAACAATCACAGTTTCAGGGGTTGGCCCGCAAGGGTTGAAGGGTGACAAAGGCGACACAGGTTCGACAGGCGCAACCGGCGCAACAGGTGCAACAGGGTCAGCGGCGACCGTTGCGGTTGGTTCGACAACAACCCTCACCCCTGGCACGTCAGCGACAGTCAACAACTCAGGCTCAACGTCGGCAGCGGTTTTCAACTTTGGGATACCTCAAGGCGCTAAAGGTGACACAGGGGCAACTGGTGCGACTGGTGCGACTGGTTCGTCAGGTGTGGTTTCTGTCACAGCGCCAATCACAAACTCTGGCACTAGCACGTCAGCTCAACTCGGCCTAGACCAAACAGGCATAACGATTACTGAATCGCAGGTCACAAACCTCACAACTGACCTAGCTTCGAAAATCCCTTTGACACAAAAAGCCGCCGCGAACGGTGTGGCTACCCTTGACGGTTCAGGGCTAATCCCACAAAATCAGTTGCCGGCTGTGGCGATTACAAACACTTTTGTTGTGAACTCTCAATCGGCTATGTTGGCGTTGACTGCTCAAGAGGGCGACGTTGCGGTTCGAACAGATGTTAGCAAGTCGTTCATTTTGACAGCTACACCGGCAACAACTTTAGGCAACTGGCAAGAGTTGTTGACCCCGGCTCAAGGCGTGACTTCGGTGACGGCTAGTGCGCCGTTGACTGGTGGCACGATTACTAGCTCAGGCACGATTGGTTTGGATCAGACTGCGTTGACTGTTGCTCAATCGCAGGTCACTAACTTGACGAGCGACTTGGCGGCTAAAGCCAACCTTGCTGGTGGTAACTCGTTTACTGGCGCACAAAGTCTGGCATCAACTGGTGTTGCCGTTATTCCGCTAACTTTGACCACTTTTGCAGGTCAGACTGCAAACCAGATTAGTGCAACTGGTTTTGGTGTTGAGCGTGGTGGTGCGCTAAATGTTTCACCTACTACTGCTGTGAATGGTTATGCCGCTTTTGTTCGTTCCCCTGCGGCTTCTTCTGCTGGGCTTATGGTTCGTGGTGCAGCGTCACAGTCGGCGAACTTGCAGGAATGGCAGGACTCTGCTGGAACAGTTTTATCGAAAGTAACTCCAACAGGATTAATTCAAGCAAGTAATGGTGCTCAGTTCGGGACTGCATCTTCTTACTCAGCCGTAGTGAATGTTAATACAGGTGCTGTTGGTAACAAAGGCTTAGTGATTCAAGGGCAAGCGTCTCAGACGGCTGACTTGCAACAATGGCAGAACAGCGCAGGAACTATTCTCAGCCGTATCAAAGCCGATGGCACACCAACATTTTCTTACGGGCTTTTCTTTGGTGTGCAAACTCTTAGCGCAGACGCCGACACCGTTAGACCTTTGCTAGTAAAAGGGTTTTCTGCGACTCAAAATGCGAATCTAACCGAGTGGCAGTCAAGTGCTGGCACATCTTTGGGTGGCCTTAACGC